TTCTTCAATAGAATCGTTTGTACCCCAATCCAAATCGATTGCGGCCAAGTCTACTGGGAATAAACCAACAAAACTATATGACTTGATTGCTTCGCCAGCTTTACCATATTGAGTAACTTGTGCATCAACAGAATAACCTGATGGTGTTGCAGCATTTGCGGAACGAACGTTGCCAGCATGGCTATTAATCAAGTTCAACCAGTTCTCAAGACTATTACGGATAGCAAAGTCTTCATCGTTAATAATTGTCAATGTCCAGTCTGTGAATGTTCTGTTACCAGCAAACTTCAAGTTACGGCCAAAGTAAGGAACTTCTACTGTTCCTACTGTTGAACCTGGCAATTGTGCTGCTCTAGCCATGAAAGTTGTCTTAGAGGCAGCTGTTGTTCCGTTAGTTACGGATGTTGGGAAATTTAAAGAGACAGAGAATAGATTGGGACGTGCACCGTCTCCAACCATATTCGCTCTGAATTCTGCTACATTAAATGCCATTCTTTTCTCCTGTTAGTGGTGATATTTATTAAGCCGCACCAACAATAGTTGTGAAGTCAACACCAGTTCCTACTGCAACAAAGTTCAACTGAATGTAGTTGATTGAACGAGTAGGTTTAATGTAGATATCACCAACAAATTGGTTTGTGTCAATAACTTGTGGTGTATTGTTTGTTGTGTCACAAATTACTTTGTAGTCTGTGATACCACGGCGACCTTGAACATCTCTTAGGAATGGATTAATCAATGCCACAAATTGAGCACGAGTGAATTCATCGTTCAATTCAAACAATGAATATTGAGCTGCTGTAGAAATCGATTTCTCAAGAGCAATGAACAATCTACGAACATTGATTCTATCAAATGCAGAAGGTTTAGATTGTAGAGTCTTATCGCCCCACAACACAATGCCTTGACCAGGGAATGAAACAACTGGGTTAACGCCTGCTGCGTAGATAGTATCACGGTAAGTTTTGGATGGGTTCCATGCCAACTTAATAGCGTTCTTGATAGAACCACGATTGTAACCTGCTGGTGAGTACCATGGATCTCTAACTGTGTCTGTGTATACGCATAGACCAGCAATGTCACCGTTCAATGGAATCCAACGATATACATTGTTATACTTGTCCAACTGATACTTCCAACCAGAATCGGCAACAACGTAAGAAGAATTTCTTGACAAGTTTGACAACCATGTTTGGATGTTACCAGTTTCTTGACCTGCTTGGTTAACAACTGCTGAACTTGGTGGAGAAATGAAAGCAACAGAGTCTCTGCGTGAATTAACCACGTTATCGATAACATATTGTTGTAATTCAACTGAAGCGTCACCAGTCAATACCAAAGAGATATCAATCTGTTCTTTGTTAGCAAACAATCCGTATGCTGTTTCCAATTGACCTTGTGTTGGAATGGCATCAGAACCACCAGACAATGTTGTTGTCTTGTTTGTGGAAGGTGAATTGAATGTTGTACCGGCTGCAGGTGTACCCCAAGTTCCAACTTGATTTACATAATCTACAGGATCAACAGCGTAGATATACTTAGAGTTGTTGAAAATTACTTGTTTGTAGTAATTTGTTGCACCATTAACTGAAGCATCAGAAGCTTTAGATACAAAAGCAAATGTTTCCAACACAGTACCTTGTGTACCAGTAAACATACCGCCTGCATCAATAACAATAATGTGCATTTCGTCTTTTGAACCACCAGCATTTGCCACATAGTCGGAAGTACCAGGAGCACTAGTGAAATATGACTTGTAATTCCATGTGCTATATGTAGCTGTATTGGCACAAACATCAATCTTTAATGAGTTGCCTAGTGCACCAGGGAATCTAGCGATGAATGGACCAAAAACGTTACCGTTGTTCATATTCAAGTAGGTATTTTCAAACTCATCAGAGTTACGTACTTGAATAGTGGCTGTGTTGGATGTAGCGTTGTTACTTGCTGAACCAACTTCTCTAACAACACTTAGGTTATTGCCGTAAGCCAAGAAGTTGGCAGAGGTAAAGAAAGATACAGCAGAGTTTGCATCTGGTGTACCAAAAGTTTTTGCTAAAGTGATTTCGCTATCTACTAAAACGATTTTGCCTGCTGGACCCCATGCAAATGTTCCAGCAAAAGCACCAGCAGTCGTTAGAACTGAAGGTACGACTGTTGTTAAGTCTACTTCAGATACATTTACGCCTGGAGAGATTTGAAATGCCATTTTATTCTCCTTGAATTATTATGTGTTTTGGCAGTGATTACCATGAGGATATTTATGAAGAACGGTTTTTACATTATTTGTGTATGCTTCTGAAGTATCCTGAGTAAATATCTTCAGAACCAGCCATTTCCCATACATCACCACCCTCAATCAATAGTGGTCTTTCAAGTCCATCTTCAATAATCATTGAAGGTAGAGTCTCATCATCTTCTTGGTTCATGGTTTGCAACTGAAGTTGTTTTCTTAAATCGTGATTAACGATTTCCCTAAAGTACTTTTGTGTGGCTGCCCAAGCAAATAGTACCAAAGTCATTACCACATCATCATTGGCACCTTCTTCTGCCGCAAATGATGTTTTACTGGCCACAAAAGTGGTCAATTCTGAATAGGTATCAAAGTCGCATATTTGTAACTTGTCGGTTTCAATCAATGTCTTCAGGTTAGAACAACCAATTTTCTTGGTTGATGGTGACATTCTAAGACCCATCTGTGTTCCACGTTGGAATCCAGCAGACAATTGTTGTGCTTGCTTATTACCTGTATAAACTTTAAGTAGGTTTTCATACTCTAGGTCAGCATGAAGTGTCATGGCCACTTCAGGATTGTTGTTGATTTCCACCAAAACATAGGCATCATTGTAGTATCTGGCTGCATTAAAGATGACCGTTGGGAAAAGAATTGGTGAAATGGATGAACTCTTATACACAGCCACTTGTCGGTATGGTGTTTCTGATATATCGAACACCGAGAACGCTGATGAGTCTAGGTTTTTACCTTCAGAAACGTCAACTGTAATGGCATACAAGTGGTCTTTGAGGTTCTTTTCACCATCTTCTTTGATAGGATACTCATAGATTTTTAGTAGGTCATGGTTGGCAATTGGTTCTTTGTATACCAAACTTTGTAATTTGATACCGGAAACCAATGTATTGGAAGAACCCAAGAACATGGTTTCAAACTCTTGTTGAAACTGTCGTAGTGATGTGTTTCTAATCGTTTCTTCTTTCCATGCTTCGTCACGACCCGGTATCATAGACCAATGAATCTCAAACGGCACATAGTCAGACTTCTTATTAACCGCATCAGACCACAACTTGTAGAATAGATTCATTCCGTTTGGTGTTGATACGATAATAATCTTTGTGGTTTTACCAGATGAAATAACAGGGTAAACGGAGTTAAAGAACTCGTGTGCCATATTGGCTGGAACGAAAGCGAATTCGTCCAAGAATACAATGTTGAATGATCCTCCACGAACAGCAGAACTGGATGTAGAAGCAGCAATCAGTTTAGAACCATTCTCTAGTTCCACATTACCCTTGTTCCACGTGATGACACCTTGTTGCAACCATTGTGGTAGATTCTCATAGGCCAATTGATATTTGGCCAGAATATCACGAGCCAAAGAACCTTTGTTGGCCAAAATGGCTACGTTCTGTGACTCTGTAAAGATGGTTGCATGTAGAAGATATGCAACTGTCGTGGTTGTTTTACCCACCTGACGAGGACATTTGGTGATAACAAAACGATTGTTCTGAAATAACTCCAACATCTCTTTCTGAAAGTCCCACATTCTAAATGGTATCAGGCCTTCATCAACGTTGACAATCTTCATGTACTTCATGGCAAAGTAAGTGGCATCGTTTGCACACTTAATGTATTCTTCAATCTGTTCTTGTGTATAACTTACTTCAACACCAGCTCGTTTTAAGAGAGGATTATCTCTATAAGAATCTTTAGTACTAACTGCCATTGTTGCCTTTTAGAAATTTACTCAATTCGGATGTAGAACCCACAAATATAGCCTTGTCAATTGTGGTACCAGAATCTTTCTTTTTACCTTCAATCTCACGCATCTCTTTTTGGATCTTTAGAAGTCTATCGTTAGCTTCTGTCATATTTTTTAGAAGTGTAGCATAGACTTCAAAGGCTCTTGGGTGTTGACCTGCTTTGGCAATCTGAAGTATTTCTTCCATGGCATCTTTACCTGAATCAATAATCTCTTGAATGTTTTCTTTGGATTGCTGATACGCATCCACCAAGTCTTGTTTATCATCGCTTGGTGGATTGTAATGCGTTGTAACAACCGGTTGAGGCTTCTTTACCTGTTCAACCGGTGTTACATCAAATACCTCAGACA